GGCGTTCCTCAGGTCGGCGTTGTTTTTGATAGCCCACCTTACTGCAAGCCCTAACTGGAAGGATTTTGATGTGCTATCCGTTTTTATTTCTGCGGTGAATTGAACATCACCTGTAAATCTGTTTAATACGTCGAATTTCATGATGCTCTCCCTAGAAGTTCGGGGTTTTCGTGAACGTTGCCGATTACTTCGTGGTTCTCAGTCCATCTCCAGTGCCCCACGTAATGACCACCGTGTTTGTTTGGTTTAATTTCTTGTAACACAAGCCCCGCATAGCCATCATTATAATTTACACGGCCTATGGTCTTAAAACCTTTATCAAGCATATACCCGTCTGAGTGAATGTCTGAATAGGCAACAATATCCCCTTCATAAATATCCCTGCCGTTCTTGTCGGTTAGTCCGGTGAATTGATCACTCTCGCACTCCGCGACATAGTTATCTGACCATTTCGGGTTTTCCCACTCGTCGTCAATCTGACCCCAATAATGAAATTGGGCGTTATTCTTGTTACGCTGTCTAAATTTAATCTCTCGCGTCATGATACTCTCCCCGTCTTAAAGCTCTCTTGCTTTTTCCAACCGTATTTTTCATAGTGCGTTTGCGCCCACGACTTAGCGGTTTCAACGTCCGGCGCGTACCCCGTAAGGTCGCAACACGAAGACCAGACTTTGTTATTGTCAAAAATAACAATTTGATAATTATCATTCATAGCTGAAATTTGATTGCCTTCTCCATACCATAAAAGCTCAGGATGTTGTGCGGCATAATCTGCCGTGTTTTGATAAACTTTGTTATTCGCTGTAAACATCTTAGTTCCTTCGTTTTTTGTTTCGTTAAACAGAATTTAGCAAATAAAGAAATGCTTGTCAAATAAATAATGTAAATAAATGAAATTAATAATTGACATGGTAACATTTATTTGCAATGATGCAGCATGACATTAAAAGAATACATGAAAAAAAAGAAGCTTCGCGGCGTGGCGTTTGCGCGTTTAGCTAACACTTCGACCTCAAATGTCTCTAAATGGCTACACGGTCACATCAAGCCGACCGAGAGACATTATAAGAGCATATATAAAATAACTGGCGGTAAAGTAACGCCAAATGATTTTTATGATTTTAAAAGTTAGTTCCCCCACCTTGGGCGGGTTAAGCAGCTCGCCCATTTTTTAGGAAAAGATTATGGCATGGCAAGATGATTTGAGAGGTGAGGAATGAGCGACGAAATGACAGAAGGTTATGTGGATGGGCGCAATCTTAATAATCCGATGCCTGGTGACAACAGGTCAGAGGCTTATGTACATGGTTTTTTAAATGGCCGCGACGATGCAAAGGGTAGCCCTCGCGCGAGTGCGGCGTGGTTGAGAAAAGGGGCAGAGAGAATTACTACCCCCAACACATTTAATGATGAGGTGAAGGAATGACTCCAGAGGTTCGCGAAAAAAGACTTAAAGCAATACATGAGGGCTTTACATACTTTCTCCGAAAGAAAAAAGAGGAGGAGGAAAAGTCACGAGAGGTCCACCAAATACCCAAGGAAACCCCATAATGACCCATGAAGAATTAATCGCAAAACAGCAGATAGAGATTGAAGAATATAAACAAGCTGTTGGCGTGGCACAGAAATATTTTCATCAAATAATGATATCAATAATCTGCATTGGCGGCCCATTGAACGACAATAAAAAAGGGTACACCCCAATTCAAAAGAAGGACTTTCAAGAAATTCTAGACCATGCTGAATTTGGACTAGGCGAGCTGGACGAACTCTCCCTAAAGGAAACCCCATAATGGCCACATTTATTATAGCATGGATCGTACTAGCAATTATAGCGTTTGTATTTTGTTGTGTGTTGTTTGGGATTGATAAACTGAAATGACTGAAGACGAAGTACAAATATCAATCGTGGAATGGTGCGGTGACGCGCTCAAAGCAGATGTTGTTTTTTGGTCAGTGCCTAACGAGCGACAGCCAAAACACATGTCAAACTTAATCGCCAAAGGGCTTAAGCCGGGCGTGGCAGACCTACAATTTATGAAGGACGGTAAGAGCATATTTATCGAAGTTAAGCGTCCAACAACATATAAGCGCGGCAAGAGGCGTCAATTAATCATCGACCAGCGCGGGGGTACACTTTCCACAGATCAAGAGGTGTTTAAAAACGCGGTCATAGCTGCGGGGGCATCCTATTACACAGTTGATAATCTGCTGGACTTTATTCAGATAATGCAGAATTGGGGATGGGCGCGATGAAGAAAGTACAAATTGGCGACTGCAAGAAAAGCCGCGCTCGTGGCCATAAGCAAGCCCTTAAAATATTTCCCATTATCGGGCCTTGTGTGAAATGTGGCGATGAGAAATCAGAGCGTCACCATATAGATAATAATCCACTAAATAATTCCTCTGATAATATCATGCCTCTTTGCCGAAGGTGTCACACATTAGAGCATGGAAAAGCCCCAACTAAAGAAGCTTCTAAAAAAGGGAGAATCGCTGCGGCGAAGTTGCGTAGAGCTATAACTCATTGCCCCCAAAAACACCCTTATAGCGGTGACAATCTTTACACAACACCAGAAGGACGAAGAGTATGCAAAGAATGTAACAGGGCGGCAAAACGTAGATATAGAAAGAGAGGCGGGCGTGGATAATCCAATTAAAAAAGAAGTCCGAATTGGTGACTGTCGTTTGCTGTTAGGAGACTGCATTAATATTATGCCTACGCTTGATAAGGTTGACGCTGTGGTGACTGATCCACCTTATGGGATAAAAGCCGCAGAGGGCTTCTCTGGCGCAGGGGGCTTCTCTAAACCCATTAAAAGGCGAGAGTATGTAGGTAATTGGGACAACGAAAAACCAGAGCTTTACCAACTTTTTATTTGGCCTAAATGTAAACACATAATATGGGGCGGTAATTATTTCACCGATCAATTACCTCAATCAAATTTCTGGCTTGTTTGGGATAAGCAAAACACAATGCCAACCCACAGCGATTGCGAACTCGCGTGGACTGACTTACCTAGAAATAGCGTTAAGCGGTTGGTCTATATGCAAAACGGTTGCATGAGTAAAGAAAAAGAACGATTCCATCCAACACAAAAAGCTGTAGGGGTGATGGAATGGTGTTTAGAGTTTTTGCCTGAATCCGATCTAATCCTCGATCCCTTCATGGGAAGCGGAACAACAGGCGTTACGTGTGCCAAACTAGGGCGCAAATTTATAGGCATAGAGCTGGATTCTTCGTATTTTGATATTGCTTGCCAAAGAATAGAGGACGCTTATAAACAAAGTGATTTGTTCATATCTCCCCCCTCTATCCCGCCTATTCAAACAAAATTATTTAAGGAAGAATGATGGGCGGGGTAGCATTTCAACCAAATGAAAAAATAGGCGTGTTTACAGTCTTAGAAAGGCGGGGCTGTCGTAGAACACCTAATGGGACTGTAAACGCTTTTTGGTTATGTAGTTGTGGCGAGTGTGAGAAGACAAAAATTTTAACCACACAGGCCATTAAGACATACAAGTCATGCGGCTGTAAGCAGCGCGAGAGGGGCTATAAAGTAAACGGCTCAGGGCGAAAATCAAAAGAAGGAACTTTAGTTGAGGTTAATACTGTTTTATCAATTTATAAATCAAACGCCAGAAAGCGCAATATCGAGTTTTCCTTATCATACAGCGCGTTTGAAAAACTTATTGTGTCGAACTGTTTTTATTGTGGTGATGCTGGTGATAACGTTCTTCGGAAGAAGGATTACCCTGAGTACAGATACACGGGAATAGACAGAATAGACAATGATAAGGGGTATATTTTAAGCAACGCAGTATCTTGTTGTAAGTGGTGCAATCGGGCAAAGAACAAGCAGAGCGCAAATAACTTTATAGAAAAGTGCAAGAAAATTTGCGAAAAGCAAGAGGTGTTATTCGATGCAAACTAAAACCCACAGCGTCATAGAGACAATCACCAACACAGCAAGCGGGGCGGCTATATCATATATGCTTGCGCTTTATGTTTTGCCCTATTGGGAACTCAACCCAACACACGGCGAGGCTTTTGAAATCACAATCATGTTTACGCTTGCCAGTTTACTGCGCGGTTATGCGGTACGGCGAATATTTAACGGGGGTACACAATGAAACTCACATCATTAAAAATATATGAAACCCTCACATATTCAGAAGTAAAAAACCTTCCCAACTTAACCAAGGCAATGAACCGTCACATAGACATAAGAGCAACGGTTGATGATGTAAGAAACATGGCTAGGGACGGCGTAGACGGGCTTGTGGGTGATATAATGGCTTTTGAGCTTGGGTTGGCTGTTGATGGGTTTGTGCCTGTGTATGGGCAGAAGAAGAAGCCTAAAAAGAAAACTCAGCCCGTTACTTATATTAAAAGACTGCCGCGATGTATTACGCAATCCTACAACGGCAAATATAAAGTCACCATATCTCATAAAAGAAAAAATACAGGCTTCGGTACGTTCAATACAATTGATGAGGCTGTGGCGGCAAGGGACGCGGCGGCGAAGATGTTGGGGAAGAAAATAAAAGAAGTGAGCAAGTATAAAGGCGTCCGGCGACATGGACGCCGAGGTTATATTTATGGAGAAATTCATATCAACGGCGAGACTGAATATTTGGGGAAATTCAAGACAGAGGAAGCCGCCGCACTGGCTTACAACAAAATAGCAATGAAGCATGGCAGACCTATAAATAGGGTGGCGGTATGACCGCAGAACAACTCTTAACGCGCTGCGAATGGCGCATGAAGATGATTAATAAAATACGGTCAAGGCAGGTTTATTTAACGCGCAAACGGCTTACAAAAAAAGCATTCCTGGAGGGTAAAGCATGAGAGGTAATATAACACTTGATAGGGCGGTTTTAGACCACCCAGTTGTTTCACCGTCTACTAACCCCTTATGGTTTTCTGCATGGGTTTGGATGCTCTTGCAGGCTCGCTGGAAAGAGAAGGGCGTTCTTGTTAAAGGAAACCTTGTGTTAGTTAAGAGGGGGCAGCTTTTAACGTCTTATAGGTTCATCTCTCAAGGAACTGGGATGTCTTTACGCCAGACACGAACATTTATAAGTATTTTAAAGAAATACACCCTAATTGAAACAGCGAACGACACAGGGCAAACACTTATAACTATTTGTAATTACGGCAAATATCAGCTTGATGAAAATAAAGCGACACAACAAACGACACAGCAGCGACACAGCAGCGACACAGCAGCGACACAAAATAGAATACCTGATGTAATACCTGATGAAAAACCAGTTGTTACGGACGGGTATTTTTTTGAAGGTGAAATAGTGCGTTTGAAAGAAAAGGATTACAAGCGATGGAAAGAGACATATTCATCAATACCAGATTTTAACGCTGCCCTTCAATCTGCTGACGATTGGCTGCGAGGTCAAGCCGAGAAAGAAAAGAAAAGATGGTTCCATGTTGTAAGCGGCATTCTTGGAAATAAACACCAGAAGTTTTCGCAAGAAGGAAAAGGTTGGGATAATGACAAGGATTGGCTGGTATGACTGAGAAACTCAGAGAAACACCACTAAGCCCATCCGCGCTAGAATGGTTTGCGAGCAAGAAGATTGATTTCGATACGGTGAACTATGCTGGCATTGCAACGAGGGAATTTGACGGTGAGACTTGGATCACATTTCCCTGCTACGGTGAGAAGGGCGAGATTGCCAATAACCGGATGGGGACTTTGCACGATGGACAGATTATTGATTTGCAGCGCATGGAAAACGGGCGTGATATGTTTTATAACATTCAGGCGATCGAACTGGCGGCACTTGAAAACAAGCCACTGGTTATTTGTCAACGTGAAATGGATGTGCTTTCGTTTTTACAAGCGGGTTATGCTTGGACAATCGGTTACATCGATGGCGATGACTTGCTGTGGGACTATTTGGCGAAGTTCAAAGGGATTGGCAAAATAATCCTTGCTGGTTATGCAAATGAGAACGGGCGAACCTTCAATGATGTTGTTAGCAAGAAGCTAGGGCTAGGCAAATGTAGCTTCATTGAATTACCAAAGGGCTGTATTACGTCAAACGATGTTCTGGTTAAGTACGGAGCAGATAGATTAACAACGCTACTCAGGGACGCTAAGAATTATCCTGTTGTGGGTTTATACAAGCCTAACGAGTTCCCGCCATTACCAGCAGAGTTTAAAACACCATACTCGACAGGTATGGGAAGGGAGCATGATTTTCATCTTAAGATTATGCTTGGTAAATTAATGATTGTTACGGGCATACCTGGGCACGGTAAATCGGAGTGGGCGGATTCACTATGTTTAAATCTTGCCAAGAAATATGATTTTAATATCTGTGTATGTTCGTCTGAAATCGACAATGAGGAATACGAGGAAAACACAATTCATCGTTATTTGCGTAGACCGCTTGAGAATGTTGGTAAAGACGAGCCGGCAAAGGCAAAGCAATTTTATCAAGACCATTTCACGTTTATCACCAACACAACGATGGATGATGATTTAGAGCTTACCCTTGAGGAGTTAATCAGGCTGGCAGAGATAGCAATCATTCGTGACGGGTGCAAGGTGATATTGCTTGACCCATGGAACGAGATCGAACATTGCCGGAAATCGTCAGAGACAGAAACCGAATACACAGGCCGCGCAATTCGGATGCTCAAACGTATGGCGAAGGTTTACAAGGTTTTGGTTATCGTTGTTGCTCATCCAAAAATGCCAGAGCAGGGTAAATTAAAATGTCCGACAATGTATTCAATATCAGGATCGGCGAATTGGTTCAACAAGGCTGATTATGGGATTGTTTTATGGCGCGAAAATCCAACGGGTGAAAATAGCGAGGTGCGGATTGCTAAGATTAAGCGGCAAGGCCCAATGGGGAAACTAGGGCGGATAGATATCAAACTCAACCAGCACACGCGCAATTTTGAAGAGGTTTTATAATGCACACACAAGAACTACTGGAGATGGGATGATGAATGTATTTAATTTTTGGAATAAAAGCGCAATCTCGAAATATCACGATGCTAAGGAAGATCTGGAGTGTTACGAGGAGGCAGTTCGAAATATTTCATCATTTTCTGATAAGCAATTAGATAAACATCACGAATTGATCAAAAGGGTTCGACGTCTGAAAAAGCAGTGCAACAGCGAGATTGCTTTGATTGATTCGGAGCGCAATCATGGCTAAAGCAGGACGCAAACGGAAACCGATGGGGACGGCCCAACGAAACCAAACCACAGCGGAAGGTCAGGGGCGCAAGCAAAAGGCAACACCTGAACGACTGGCTCACTACAAAGCCGCTACGGGGCGAAAGCGTCACAACAACATGGACGCGGGGGACGCCTCAGCCTTAGACCTACTACACGGCGCAAAACTGATAACTGAAACACAAATGACAGCGGCCAAGAATTACGCCGAGCTTCACCAAATGTACACAGGGGCGTTTAGCTTTGAAAAGCGTGAGGTGCCGTTTTACAAGCACCTTTCAGGCAACGGTTCGGTAGCCTCACTCACAGAAGACACCGACGCATTTATGGAGAAGAAAGAAATTGAGTTTCAAAAAGCCCATGCGTTGCTTAAGTGTCCGAAGGTCAAGAAGGTTATTTACGATGTTGTTGTGTGTGATTTTATACCGCAGTTTTTCATAAACCTTAGAAACCATGTCGAGAACACTATGGAAGATTTAAAACAAATGGCGCTGCTGAGGCAGGGTTTGAACAAATTGATAGGAAGATGAGATGAAAAATAAACTTAACGTTCGAAAGGAAAAATCATGAGCATTGTGCGCCGTAATTTAATGACTGAAAAAAACTATACACCGTACTGTGGAAATGGTGGTGGTTGTCATATGCCTCGAACATATTTTAAAGACGATCAATTCAACTGTCCGGCCTGTGGATGGGTGTCTCAATTTCCCGAAGATTTCATTCAGGAATATAAAATAAAATGGAACCTTGGCGTTCGGGGAGATCAAAGTTGAGAGTTCTAGTTGCTTGTGAATATTCAGGGCGCGTTAGAGATGCTTTTACTGCGATGGGACACTATGCAGTAAGTTGTGACATTCTGCCTTCAGATGTGCCCGGCAAGCATTATCAAGGCGATGTTTTTGACATTATCGACAATAATGAATGGGATATGATATTGGCGTTCCCTCCTTGTACACATTTGAGTGGTGCGGGCGCACCGTCATGGAAAGAAAAACAAGCTGACGGAAGACAGCAAGCCGCAATAGATTTTGTAATGAAGATTTACAACAACAAATGTCCGTTAATTTCAATCGAAAACCCGACAGGCATATTAAATACCGTTTGGCGTAAACCAGATCAAATTATTAACCCATTCCAATTTGGGGAACCATTCAAAAAGCGTACTTGCCTGTGGTTAAAGGGATTGCCTAAGTTAGAGCCTACAAAAGTTGTTGAACCGGAATATCACTTTACATCTAATTCCACTCAGGGCGGCAAGCTCAAAGATGGAACGCGTAGAAAATCAAAATTGCCAATTTATAAAGCATGGGATAGCGCAAAAGAAAGGTCCATGACCTTTAGAGGAATAGCAAACGCAATGGCCCTCCAATGGGGTCAACCCCACGTTCGCCAAAAATAAAAGTTCTTTCCCCCTACCTATTGACACCTTATTTTTCTTGTGATATACACGAAATAGAAGCTGGGTAATTCCGGCAAGACCACAAATAGGCTGCTTTAACGAGCGGCCTTTTTTTATGGAGGCTTTAAAATGTCACTTCTGACAAGCAACCAAGTGCAAGCTAATATCATCAAACATCAAAATGATTTAAAGCGAAGCTTGAACCAAGCTATTAATAGAGGATAAATAATGGCTTTACGCCCTAAACCAGTAAAAGAAGATATCGTTAAAATGTCTAATGTTGCAATTAAGAAAGCAGACTTCATTGCTGTTAATAATCTTCCAATCACAAAAGAGTTTGAAGGTGCCGTTGATATCATGTTGGAAACTGCTTATGATAAAGGATATCACGATGCTCGCTCCCATTACAACATAGATAACCTTAACCCCCCAATGGATAAAGGCTTCTAAAACATGTCTGCTAATATCACATACCAAGCAGATGTTGATTGGAATGCTAACGATAATAGCGCATCTTCAATAGTTTTTTCTTCAGTCGATGTTACGGCTGGTGAGCTTATTATCGTATCTACTCGATGGGAAGGTGGGGGGCTTAATGATGCTGCGACTGCGACAATTGCAGATACAGCGGGAAATAGTAGTGCTGGTGGGGATTATGTCCTTATAGGGTATAAAAATACTGGTGATAGTAGTGAGGATGAAAAGGTAGGTCTTTGGGCATGTCTATCCTCTAATAATACTGATGCAACGAATGTTGTTACGGTTACTATGAGTGCCTCAAGGTCATACCGTCGCGGGAATGTTTCTGCGTTTAGCTACACGGGAACTATTGAGCTTGGCGATACAGGCGGCGGGGCGAGTGCCACCAGCGCGACATCGTGGACTACTTCACCAGCATTGGATGTTGTGTCTGGTGATTTATCCTACGTGGTATTTGGAAATTATAATGGCGCAGGTGACGGCACTACGCCAACGGGGTACACATCACTCTTTGTTGATCTCTGTAGAATGGCTTACAAGCCGATAACAGGAACAGGAACAGAGCAACCATCTTCTACATCTAGTGGTGATACATATGCTGCTCTTACAGCAGTCTTTCAAGAGACAGCAGGTAGTAGTTTCCAACCAGCATGGGCTAATAATACAAACAGCCTTATAGGAGGCCTCTAGGATGAGCTTTAAAAAGAATACAGCAGTGACGGGCTTTACCCTGGGAATGGTTTCCGCGACAGATGGCTCTGCCATCACAACAGGCACGCCTGTCGGATACTATACCCTTGACGGCGGAACACAAACAGCTATTGGAGATGTGACACCAGTTCACGAAGGCAATGGTCAATGGTCTTTTGATTTACTGGCAGCAGAGATGAACGGAGACATTGTTGGACTTACCTTCACTCACACTTCAGCCATTCCTGTCTATTTTACTATTAAGACAGACACATCTATCGTCAGTGATATTGCTACTGACTTAGCCACTGTTGACACTAATGTCGATGCTATCCTTGTGGATACTGGGACAACAATCCCGGCCACCATCGCCGATGTGCCCACGGTGGCAGAATTTAATGCACGCACCCTGGCGGCCGCTGATTACTTTGACCCCGCTACGGACGCTGTTGCTAATGTGACCCTTGTGGCCACTACTACAACTAATACAGACATGAGAGGTACAGACAGTGCGGCTCTGGCGAGTGCTTTAGCAACTGTAGATACAAATGTTGATGCAATCCTTGTAGACACAGGGACCACCATTCCAGCCACCTTAACGGATATGTCAGGAGCTACATTCAGTTCTGCAACTGACAGCCTTGAAGCCTTACGTAACAGGGGTGACTCTGCTTGGACAACTGGAGCAGGTGGTACTCCTCCTCAGTTACTACAGAATACTACTATTGCCACCCTTGCTTCACAGACTAGTTTCACTCTAACCGCCGGATCAGCCGACAACGATGCTTATAACGGTGCGGTTGTTGTTGTAACGGATAGTGCAACAGCTACTCAGAAAGCGGTTGGAAGTGTTAGTGATTATGTGGGTTCAACTAAGACAGTAACCTTAAGTGCTGATCCTGCAATCTTTACTATGGCTGTGGGTGATACTATTGATATCATTGCTAATGTGAGTGGAACAGCCCCAACGGCTGCGGCGATAGCGGATGCGGTTTGGGATGAGGCAATAGCAGATCATCAAGCCGTCTTGAGTGCTGGCCGGACGTTGACGCTCGGCGGCGTCGTGATTGCAGAAACTACCGCAACAGGAACGCCAACAACAACAGAGATTGTTCTTGCAGCGGGTTCTGCGGTTGATGATTTTTATAATGACGCAACACTTAGAATTTTAAGTGGGGCCGGGTTAGGTCAGGCACGTATTGTAACCGACTATGTTGGAGCGACTAAAACGTGTAGCTTTGATGAGGCTTTTGCTGTAGCCCCTTCTGCAAGTGACGCAGTGGCAGTGTCGATAGACCATGTTCACCCCGTTTCAGAGATACAGGCAGGGTTAGCAACGGCAGCCGCTCTTGCAACAGCTCAAACGGATCTGGACACAATCACAGGAGCAGACGGCGTTAACCTACTGACTGCGACGCAAGCTAGTATTGATGCCATTGAGGCCGATGCAGGTGAATTGCAAGCCAACCAAGGCACGTGGGCAACGGCGACGGGATTTGCCACTGAAGCGAAACAAGATATTATAGACACCAACGTGGACGCTGTATTAGTGGACACAGGAACGACATTACCAGCGGTACTAACTACAATTGAGGGTAAAGTTGATGTTGTGGATGCAAATGTGGATGCTGTCTTAGTGGATACAGGGACAACCATTGACGGAAACATTACAGCGATTAAAGCCAAGACGGATAGTTTAACCTTCACAACAGCTGGTGAGGTAGACGCGAACATTCAGAGTGTTAATGATGTAGTGGTAACAGGAACAGGCGCAAGCGGCGATGAGTGGGGCCCGTAAATGACACAGGTTGCAACATGGGGTACTTCATGGGGCACATCATGGTTAAACACATGGTACGCCGAACCCGCATTAACATGGACGGTACAAGCGGCAGACGTAACAAGCTGGTCTACGCAAACGGCAGATAATTCAGTATGGACACCACAGGCAGAAGATGCTACAGTCTGGACAGTAGAATAACCCTGCCCCTCTTTCTGGGTGGCCTCGAGGGTGGTCAACATTACTGATGCGAAAGTTAACGTGCCGGGCGTAGGGCAAACATATGATAGGCATGAATCAGTAAATACCCTCACACTTTTATAAAGGAGTAACCACACGATGGTTAAAAAAGTAGCGTTATGTGGCACGCACAAAGACACGTTAGAATTAGCACCGTTTGATGATAAGACATGGGAAATATGGGCACCTGCTCATAGATACGGAAACCCACGGTTTAAGCGCATTGATGTAGGGTTCGAAGTTCATATCCCTGAGCAAATATGGGAGTTCATGAAAGAACATGGAAACAGCGGTCAAGATTACTTTGATTGGCTACAGAAGCCCGACATACCTGTTTATGTAAGACCTGATCAATTAGACGGAATGCGAGGGTGTAAAGCCTATCCGGTTGCTAAAGCAAAGAAGCTTATGGGCCGCGAGTATTTCGCTAGTACATTTAGTTTTATGATGTGCAAAGCAATCTTAGACGGCGTCGACGAAATCGGACTGTATGGAATTAACCTAACGGCAGATGAGGAATATTTCTACCAACGCCCTAACATGGAGTATCTCATTGGATTGGCTCAAGGGAAAGGCATTAAAATTACGATACCCGAACAATCAGCACTTTTATCGCTCGGTTATATATACGGGGACGGAACGGCGGTTGGAGTTGAAGACCCATTTATTGGCGAATACGAAAAACGCGCACAGTCATACGAAACAGAAGTGCGAAGACTAAACGCGGAGTATGAAAAAGTAACAGAAGACTTCAAGAAAGAAGTTAACCAAATTCTCGGCGCACAACATGAATGTTACGAGATTATCAAAGCCTTCAAGAATATAGATAGAGGCGGATTAAAGGATTAGATCATGGCTAAACAAACAAACGAAGCACGCATTGAAGAACTGGAGCGTCAAGTGGACGGGTTACTTAAATGCCTAGCCCAAAGCAATGACGCAACAAAGAAGCTCGCACACGCCACATTATCGGTAGTACGCCGTAATCCTGGCAGAGAAGAAATCTCAGACGCCATTGAAATGGTATCGTGATATGTGGGTCAGTAAGCGCGAGCGAGGATACATAGAATCAATCGACAAAGAGTTTGATAGGTTTGATCCACCAACAGCAAAAGAACTTATGACTGTACGGTATGGAACAGAACCAAACTTCGAGGCGATACCTATTGGAATGCCTATGGGGTACGGTGAGAGGGCTAAACATGTCGGAGAATAAAGGCGGTAGACCTCGCATAATTAAGACACCAGAAGAGTTCACGGAAAAGGTTGATTTATATATAGCAGAGTGTGGAGACACCGATACACCAATAACATGGACAGGACTGGCTTTAAGCTTAGGGTTTTGTAGCAGACAGTCTATAGATGAGTACTTAAATTACGACGGGTTTTCTGACCCCGTAAAAAGGGCTAAGAGTTTAGTTGAATCTGCATATGAGAAACGGCTCGCTGGTAACAGCCCCACAGGCGCAATCTTTGCGTTAAAGAATATGGGGTGGAAAGACAAGTCTGAGGTTGACACAAACCTTAAAGCCACTATTGACGAAGAAACAATGGCGTGGCTGTCAGAGCGTTAGCTGCAATGCGTATGAAGTACCCTGATAAGCTAACAAGGCTTAGGGATGGCTTCTACGACATAAAAGACAAACAAGGCAAGGTTGTTCCTTTCCGGATGAACGAAGACCAAGAGAACTTCATCTTAAAGCGACACGGCTTAGACATTATCCTGAAAGCCAGACAAAAGGGCTTTACTACAGTTATACAATTAGACATGCTGGATGATTGCTTATTCAAAAGCAACTTCGCGGCGGGTGTTATCGCTCATAACCTTTCAGACGCCAAAGCGTTCTTTAGGGATAAGATTAAGTTTGCTTATGACCGATTACCTCAAGTGTTTAAAGAACAGGTCAGTGCGGAGCAGGACGCAGCCGATAGCTTACGTTTTAGCAACGGTTCGAGTATTAGGGTTGGTACGTCCCTCCGCTCTGGCACACTGCAAGCCCTACACGTATCAGAGTATGGTAAGTTGTGCGCTAAGTTCCCTGAAAAGGCCGAAGAGGTCAAGACGGGCGCATTTAATACGGTTCACGTAGGACAGCGCATAACGGTTGAAAGTACAGCCGAGGGGCAAGGCGGTCATTTCTATGATCTAACTGAGGCGGCACGTAAGAGACAAGAGCAAGGCGTTAAATTAACTGAGATGGACTTTATGTTCCATTTCTACCCCTGGCATACAGACGAAGGGTATGTGTTAGACGCTGACGTGACAATAACAACCGAAATGAAGAAGTATTTCGATAACCTTGAGGGGCAAGGGGTTAAGTTAAGTAGACAGCAGAAGGCTTGGTACGTTAAGAAATCCGAGCAACAGGGCGATAAGATCAAGCGGGAATACCCAGCAACGGCTAAGGAAGCATTTGAGGCCGCAGTTGAGGGCGCTTACCTATCAACACAAATGACTAAAGTTCGTAAAGAAGGGCGTATTTGCAAGATACCTATTCTTGACAAGCCTGTTTATACAACATGGGATTTAGGCATTAACGATGATATGTGCATCACATTCTGGCAAGATGTCGGGGTGGAGCGCAGGGCGATTGATTACTTAGCCGATAGCGGTGAGGGTTTTGCCTACTACGCACGAAAGATGCAAGAGAAAGAATATATTTACGACTATCATGAAATGCCCCACGATGCTGCGCAAAGACGATTGGGCAAAGACGCTAAGTCAGCTAAGACCCACGCAGAGGAAGCGGGTATCAAGCCGGTACGAATAGTCCCTAGAATAGCGAATGAGGGTGACGGTATCGAGGCAAGCCGTACTCACTTGGCACAATGCTGGTTTGATGAGGAACGGTGTAGCGAATTAATTAAATGCTTAGATAATTTCAAGCGTGAGTGGGATGACAAACGTAGCGTATGGAAAGATAAATACCGGCATGACGAAGCAAGTCATGGGTACAAATCATTTGAAACAGCGGCGGTTGCGGCAGAGAAGCACAACCCTAAAGACTTTAACAGAAAAATAAATTATCCGAAGTTAGGTGTAGCTTAATGGCTAAAAAGAACAAAATGGGCGATAGCGAGATAAGAGCTATTGTAACGGCTGAGAAACGCGCCGCACTAGGATCGAATACTAACTCCGACCTACAAAAGCAGCGTTCAGACGCAACAGATCATTACATGGGTGATATGGATGAACATATGCCTGTCCATGAAGGGGGAAGTCGTGCGGTTTCTACAGATGTTGCGGACGTTATTGAAACGCTTATACCTAGCCTTCTTGATATTTTTATGTCTAGCGACAATGTTGTTGAGTTTCCTGCTAAGGGCGAGGAAGACGAAGACGCGGCCAAACAAGAAACGGACGTCGTAAACCATATCTTCTGGAATCAGAATAACGGCTTTAATGTCATGTACTCCTTTATCAAGGACGCGCTGATTTCTAAGGTGGGGTTTGTCAAGATCTGGTGGGAAGAGGGCGAAGAGGCTGAGAAGGAAACATATGAGGGTTTAGACCAAGAGGGTTATATAGCTATTGTGCAAGACCCCGAGGTTGAGATTGTCGCGCAGTCCATCGAGGTTAATGAGGAGACTGGCGAAGAAACAATAAACCTTGAAGTACAAAAGCGCGAAGATTACGGCAAGATTATGATCGAGCCTGTACCGCCCGAGGAGTTCGGGATTGCCCATAACGCTAAATCCATACAGGAAAGCCATTACTGCTATCACACGTTTGAGAAAAGCCGCTCAGACCTTATTGCAATGGGCTATGACCGCAAGAAGATAGAAGAACTACCGACAGGGCGTGAGGTGGACGGGGAAGAAGAATATTCTCGTAATACTGTAGAAGAAGACACATTCTCAACCAATAACGTTAATAATGCTATGGCTATGATTGAGGTAACAGAGCATTATATCAGAGTTGACCGCGACGATGACGGGATTGCGGAGCTATTACAGGTTATAACGGCAGGTGGCACAAGTCAGGTTTTATCGGTCGAGGAAATAGACCGGATGCCATTCGCTAGTATTTGCCCTATTCCTATTACACACAGGTTCTTCGGTAAGTCGATCGCAGATATATCTATGGATATTATGCGGATTAAAACGCATTTGTTTAGAGCTTTGCTTGATAACGCCTCACTGCTGAACAACCAGCGTATGGCTATCGGCTCAACAGGCTCTAATGAGAACACTATTGATGACCTACTAACCAACCGTCCAGGCGGCATTGTTCGTATGGAGGATATTGGGCAGATTCGGGAAATACCAAACCAGCAAATTGGCCCTCACATTATGCCGCTTATGGAATATACCGACCAGATGCGTGAAACTCGCACAGGTGTAACGCGACACTCTATGGGTATTGATGCAGATGCGCTTAATAAGGCGTCAGGCACCGCCACAGGCTTCAAAGGGCTTATGGATATGTCTCACATGCGGATTAAGACGATTGCCCGCATATTCGCTGAGACGGGCGTTAAAGGCCTATTCGTTCATATTCATGAATTACTACGCAAGCACCAACAAAAAGACATTAGTATTAAACTTAACAATAAATGGACAGCTGTTAACCCTAGAGCATGGAAAACACGCAACGATATGAACGTAACCGTTGGTCTTGGTACGGGGTCTAAAGAGCAGGTCTTGGGCTTCCTGAATACGATACTTGAAAGACAAGTACAAGCTATTCAGTTTCAAGGTGTTGTAGACGGGCCGCTAGGGGGTATAGATAACATCCACGCCACTCTTAAAACAGATGGTGGAGGGTGCAGGGTTTAGACACAGTGAGTTGTATTTCCAAGAACCA